ATCACATTTAATCAAAAATAAAAAATTACGACAAATCTGTGATTGCGGGGACGCAAACTGTAAGTTTTGTTAAATATTCTTGATGTTTCTTTGTTTTTTCATGTTTTGCTTTACTATCTTTACGGATAATTGAACCACATTGACACTCATAAGCTTCTTTTGCTTTTTCAGCAAGTTCCTTTTTATGTTCATCACGATATTTTTTTTTATTTTTATTAATTTGTTCGTTATGTTCGTCACGATATTCTTTTTGATATTCTTTTTGATATTCAGAAATTTGTTCTTTATGTTCATCACGATATATTTTTCCTTTTGCAAGAATTAATTCTTTATTTAATTTATACCATTCTTTTTGTTGTTGAATTGCTTCTTCCTTTGTTCGAAAAGGTCTATCCATATTCACACATTTAATATCATCAATCCATCGTCGTTCTCTTGCTCTTAATTCATCGCTTGAACTACAAGGAAATGCTTGAATTAAATCGATAAAACAGTTCTCAATTCCATACTTCTCAAACAAAGTAAAGGAAGAAATAAAACCATATTTTCCATTTTTCCATTTCTTGTAGTCATCACGATGTTGATTCATTCTCTGACTCAATAATCTTTTACAAGATGACCCTATATATGGTATGCAGTCTTTATCATTGCTACATATCATATAAATCTTTGCTTGTTGGTAATTCCTCGCCATAACTCTTATTAACTATACATAACTATTCTTTAAGTTCTTTTAATACAATCCTTCTTGTTTAACTATCCGACTAGCCTCGCCTAGAGAAACACCACGCTGTCTCATGATTGCTGAGACCAAATCTCCGCGACTAACTTCTCTTTTGTGAGAAGATTTTGGTAGAGTCATCCTTTTTCTACGACCACCAAGCGCCTTGTTTGTTGCTCCGCTAATAGCACCAAGCGCACCAATTTCTGGACTAAATTCAGGGGCTATCAATGAAGCTACAGGAGCTAGTTTTGATATAACTCCAGTTGAGGCTTTTAAGCCTTTTTTAAAGCCAGTCCCGAAATCCTGCCAAAACCCAGAACCCTTTCTTTTTGACATTGTTCGTCTAGCAAGATCAATAGCAGCCATTTGAGCCATAGAACCAGCTTTCTTTCTTCTTCCCATACCACTAATAGCACCAGATACATTTCCAATTTTTCCAATTGTATCAGCATATTCTGGACCAGCAATTTGAGCGGCTACAGGAGCAGCCTTGCTTACAAATCCAAGTGTATCTTTTACACCCTTCCACACCTTACTCCAATTGACCTTACCGCCAGACAAATGATGTTGCATCAACTCTGGATATTGTTCTAGAATTTGTTGTTTGATTTTTTTTGTCAATCTAGGAGCACGACCAGAACCATGCGAAGCAGACACTGGAATATAATCCATGTCCAGTTGATTAATAAAAGGTTCAACTCTTTCTTTTAGCACACCTACACCACCGCATCTACGACCACTTCCAACAACAATCGGATGAGATGCACGACCATACGAACCGCCAAAATCTGAATTCTCAATTTGAGAAATACTAGGATAATGACCATCATTTCCAGACAGCGCTTCTTCTCTAACACGCCCACTACCATATCTTTCTGGCATATATTCAAAGTTATCTCTAGGATTACATACTACATTACGTTTAACAATATCTTCATATAAAGCACGAACATTAGGATTAAATTGAGCCGTCATTATTAAAGAAAAGAAAAAAAAAAATATTTATTAATGTTATGTCACAATTGAATCAATATAAGAATCAAGCAAGTTCCGACAAAATATATTACGATATACAAATTGCTAATGTAGAGAGTACAAACATATCTCCACCAGTTGTATATTTTAACGAGTCTAGAAATACTCCTTTTTTAATGTGCCCACAAGATTACTATATGTCAATCATTCGTTTTACACTAGATACACCTACACTGCCTATTTTTATTCCTACTATTCAAACAAACCCAATTGTTAATCCAACAGGTAATCTGAATCAAACAATATATTCTTTTCAGTTTTCGTATAATGGAATCTTTAGCGATGAAATATTCATTACTTGGTCACCTCAAAATACTTTTTTATCAGCTCCTCCATTCATCACATTAAATGGTATAACAATTCAAGATAATTCTAACGGATATTATTATTGCTATACTTTTGAATATTTTATTTCTCTTATTAATCAACAAATATTAGCAGCCTTTACTGATTTTGTAACAGCTAATCCAGCAATTCCAGCAACAGCTGTAGCACCTGTTTTTGCTTGGGATGGATCAGCAAATATTGCTCGAATTATGTTTGAGGAATCTTTCTTGATATCAAATGCAACCCCAATCTATTTTTATATGAACTCGCCTTTGTATGATATCTTTGGTTCTTTGAATGCTTTAAGACTTGGATATAATGATGAAGGAAGAAATTTTCAAATTATAGTAGAAAATTATGCAGGATTTAATTCTTATTCTTATCTTGACGTAATTACAGGAACAACATATAATGTTATAGAAGTAATTCAAGAATATTCTACAGTATCTGCATGGTCGCCTATTTCTTCCATCGTATTTACTTCAAATACTATTCCAATAGTACCAAATCAAGTTTCAAAACCTACTGTATTTACTCAAGGAAATATACTTGGCAACTTTGGAAATAATTCTAACTTTCAACAAATTATTACGGATTTAGTCACAGATAATGGATTTTATAAACCAAATGTAGTATATAATCCTACTGCTGAGTACCGTCTTATTGAGTTACAGGGAAATACACCATTAACGAACTTTGATGTAAGCATCTTTTGGAAAAACAAGTTAGGAGCATTGACACCTTTTTACTTGGGTTCAGGATCATGTTGCACATTAAAAGTGTTATTCACGAAAAAATCTTCTGTTAATGGAAAATAAAGAAATAACGTTATTATAAATTATTTTTTTCTTTTGAATAAGTATAATGGATAGTATCAGAACTGTGTTAATAAAGGACTCAAGGATTGCGGATATTACTGATAAAGAAGTATATGGTGTAATGAGTGGAGGTGCTCAATCTACACAGCAACAGATAGCTGCAACAAGTGCATCTACTTCTTCCCTTGTTTTTCAAGTGCAAGTACCAAGTGAAAATATTGTGATTGATAGAAATGTACTTATTCAAGCAAATCTTAATTTTACTATTAGAATTAATGAAGATGTTCCAGCTGGTGATTTGGCTTTTAATTATGGAAGCACAGATGCCTTTCAAGTATTTCCGTTAAACAGTCTATTTACGACCTCATCTTGTACTATTAACAACACTAATGTCTCGGCAAATACGCAAGATATTTTTGCTCAATTAACAAGAATGAACTCTGCACGTGAATTGTATAGATACAATTCTACTTCTCCTTCTCTGCCAGATAGTCAGTGGGGGGCTTTTGCTAATGCTATTGGCGCCACAAACAATCCTCTAGGAGGTTTTGCGAACAACTCGTTAGATTTGGATTTTGATCCTCGTGGTGCATTTCCAGCGACTTTTACAGTTGTTCATAACACTGGTGCAGGAGGTGTTGACGACTCTCTTGTATCACTTGGAAATGGAGCTGCTGCTGGTGAAAGTTGGACAATTACAGTAAATGCTCTTGTTACGGAACCATTATTTGGGTTATCTCCATTTACATGGTGTGATCCTGAATTCTCATCTCAGGGTATTCTAGGAGTAAATAATATGTCATTGGTATTTAATATTGATGCGTCTTGCAAAAGACTTTGGTCATCTGCTACTAATTACATTTCAAGTATTACATTAAATACTCCACAATGTTTTCAGACTTGCCAACTTCTACTTACTTATCTTTCTCTACAACCAACAGACATTGTTTCAACCAAAAACGTCTGCCCTTATATGGATTATCCACGTTTTATCTCAAATACTTCTCAAACACTACCTGCTTGGGACCCAACTGCTGGCGAACCTCAAGTATTTAAATTAACATCTAACTCTATTCAATTAAATCAGGTACCGGATAAGATGATCATCATAGCCAGAACCCCAATGAGTCAGCAAAACTGGACTTATACCAGTTCTTTCGTGCCAATTCAAAACATTGTCTGTAACTTTAACAATGCTTCAGGTTTGTTAAGTTCTGCTACACAAGTTGATTTGTGGAAAATGTCTATGCGAAATGGGTCTAGTCAGAACTGGAATGAATTTTATGGAGAGGCATCTGTTAATACTGGTGAAGGAGTTGGAGAACTAATTCCTACCACTGGAGCAATGCTCGTTATTAATCCCACCATAGATTTTGGGCTCCCCAATTACTTATCAGCCGGATCGCAAGGAAATTTCAATTTCCAGTTCAACCTAAGTGTGTATAACACGCAGGCATATCCAATTACACCAGAGTTAGTGCTTATTTGTGTAAATTCGGGCGTAATGGTCACGAGTCAAGGCGTCTCATCGTTATACACCGGTATGCTCACCAAAGAATTAGTTTTGAAAACAAATGAATCTACAGAAGTTGATCCTATCTCAACTGTTGAGTATCAAAGACTTGTTGGTGGAAAAATTTCAAATATGCCTCTTACAGCACTACATAAAGTATTTAAACAGCAACATCCTATGTCAGCTGGTGTTAGTTCAGGTGGTGCAATGTCGGCTGGAGCAATGTCTGCTGGAAAAATTCATCATCATGCGTCATCAGGTGGAAAAATGTCAAAAAGGTCGCACAAAATATAATTATGTGCCCTGTTTCAACTTAAAGATAACTACGCTCTTAATATGGCTGTATTGACAGACCAGAGTGCAAAAGTCGAAAACAATAGAATTCCAAATTTGCGCGACCTCTGCGCGCACGCGGGGCGGCCCTTACCATAATGCTCACAAAATAAATGAAAGAAAATGAACTGTTACTGTAACCGAG